ATTATCGCGGCAAAGAGGATCTTTACGAGGCTATCAATGTTATTGAGGCTTGGGATCTTGACTTTCATTGCGGCAGCGTGATAAAATATATTGCACGGCACAAAAAGAAGGGAAGTCCGAAGGAAGACATAGAAAAGGCAATTTGGTATCTCGAAAGATATCGTGATGAATGCTTGGGGGAGTAAATGAAGTATTTCCAAGACCCCACCGTCCCCGACAGAGACAAGAGAAAAAAGGTCTATTATTGGGAGGACGGAGACAAGCAGATAAGCTTCTTGTCTAGGCTGCGATTAGACGGCCTCAACCAGTCTCAGTTTCACAGGGCGCTGGTGGATGGGTATCTTAAAGATGATCCTGATTTGCTCTCCTATCTTAATCGGTACAAGGAGGAGCACACAGTTCAGGGGAAAAACAAGAGAGCAAAGGTGGAGAGAATGAAGAGAGACGCGGCAGATGCCCGAAAGAAATTTGCGCTAGACCCGAATGAGATTGAGTCTATTTTTGATGTAATTGAGAAGGATGGCATTGTATGAAGTGTCTGGATATGTGCAAGAGTTTCGAGGTTTCGTGTCCTAATGAAGAGTGTCGCTATTGGTTGAAGTATGAGGGCGAATTGAATTGTGTTTTGAAGACTGTTGAGGATAACGGAGAGCTTACTTTACGGGAGTGTGCGGCAAGGCTCGGTATTTCTTATGTTCGTGTTAAGCAGATTGAAGATGTAGCACTTAAAAAAATAGAGCATTTAAAAGACATTTAACTTGTTAATCTTCTAATTATTCTTGAACACTTTTTTACATAAGGAGAATGTGAAATGTCAAAAAGAGCACTTTTAAACGAAGAAGTCACTCGTCGGATGATGAAGTTGGCTAACATTGGAGCAGTAAATGCCCAGAATTTTATCACCGAGGCATATGAAGACCTAGAAGAAGCCGATGCTTCTCCTGTTAACGAGGAGGAGGGCCTGAATGAAGAGTCCGAAGAGGAAGAGGAGCTTCACGCGGCTGAAGACGAATTAGGCCAGGAAGACGACATTGCAGACGAAGAAGGCGCAGAGCTTGATGCACTGGAAGGCGGCGACATGGAAGCCGATCTCGCTGCCGATGAGGAAGTCGCTATGGACGTTGAAGGCGGCGGCAAGGAAGAGAAGTTCAAGGAGATCGTGGATCTCTTGGCTGACCTTTTGGATGTCGAGGCAGATGTTGAGCTTGACGGCAGTGAAGAGGTTGCGGCTGAGGAAGAGATCGCTGTTGATACTCCCGAAGGTGATTTAGATGTTGAGATGGGCGAGGAAGATTTGATGGAAGCTCTTACTGCTCGCGTCACCGACCGTATCACAAAGATGCAAGAAGCTCAAGAGCAGGCAAAGGCCCAGAAGGAACAAATTGCGGAAAGCGTTGCTGATCGCATTATGAAGAGATTAGAAAGCTGATATAAAAAGTGTTTACGTTCTCCGAAGCCTGCCTATAATATAGGCAGGCTTTTTTATTTGGAGGAACAATGGAATTTTGGGATGCGGCCTTTATATTTTTTGCGGGCGTTCTAGCCCACCTGTGGGGCCAACGAATATTTGATCGTGTGCGACTTTTCAATGTTTATAAAGAGACTTTCATAAAGTCTTTTATTTTGCTCAAGTATACGGCGGATAATTGTGAGAGCTTGGCTTCTAGTGTTGAGGAGGCCCCTGAGCACAAGGAAGCTATGGCAGCGGCTATTCAATTTTGGAAGCGGATGTCAGTTACAACCCTGTGTGAAAGCGTCCCCGGAGAAGTATCCAAGTCTCTGGGAGTTAGGGATTGGAAGACTGCTTTAAAAGCCTTGGAAAGAATTACAAAAACTGGGAGTAAGAATGAACTTTAACAAGAAGAAAAAAGAGAAAAAAGAAGAACTTGAAGAGGAGCCAGAAACGCCCATCACGGTAAATATGGCACCTCCCGAGGAGCCCAAGTTGCGCTTGTGCGGGGTATACGGAGATATAAATGAGGAGAGATCCGCAGATGTTATCTATAATATGTATGCCCTAAAGGAACTAGGCAAGAGGCTTGAAGCGTGCGATGAAACCGAAGACGGTCTTATAGAAGTTTGTGAGCCTTTTCGTTTTATGGTGGCAACAAACGGTGGGTCCGCCACTGATATGTTTGCCATATATGATGCGATGCGGGAGGTCCGCGAAGAGTGCGAAATCCACACAATGGGACAAGGTAAGGTTATGTCCGCTGGAGTTTTATTGCTCGCAGCAGGGACAAAGAAGGAACGGCGTATTGGCAAACATTGCCGCGTGATGATCCACGGTGTTGTCTCTGGCCAACAGGGCTATATTCAAGATGTTGAGAATGAGTTTGAAGAAGCCAAGATTACACAGAAGATGTATGTTAAGGCTCTTGCGGCTGAGACTGATATGACCGAAAAGCATATCAAGAATTTATTGGACAGGAAAACGAATGTTTATTTCAACGCCGAACAGGCCGTGGAGATGGGTATTGCCGACATTATTATTTAAAGGAGGAAAAATGATTAAGGCAGAATATATTTGGATTGATGGAACAGAACCTACGGCACAAGTTCGTAGCAAAACAAAGATTTTATCGGAAGGCGAAGGCCCTCCGGTTTGGGGCTTCGATGGCTCCAGCACCAATCAGGCAGATGGATCTTCTTCTGATTGTGCGTTGCACCCTGTAAAGGTTTATCGAGATCCTATCCGAGGAGGTAAAAACGTTCTTGTGCTTTGTGAGGTACAGAATGTGGACGGCACTCCTCACGAGAGCAATACCCGTCACGAGTTGATGAAGATCGCAGAAGAGCACGAGGCTGAAGAGATGTGGTTCGGGATGGAGCAGGAATATACGCTGGTTGACTTGTTCGTGACGCCATATGGATTTCAGAGTGCCATAAGAGCAGGAGGGACCGACATCCTTCCCCAAGGACCGTATTACTGTGGTAGTGGGCACGGCTTGGCTGTTGGTCGCGATATGGTGGAACACCACCTTGATCTGTGCTTAAAGGCAGGCATCAAGGTATCGGGCGTTAACGCAGAGGTTATGCCGGGGCAGTGGGAGTACCAGATCGGACCGGTAGGGCCACTTGATGCGGCTGATGACTTGTGGATGTCAAGATTTCTTTTACATCGCGTAAGTGAAATGTACAAGGTGGTTGTCTCGTTGGAGGGTAAGCCCGTCTCGGGGGACTGGAATGGCGCAGGATGTCATACCAACTTCTCTACGAAGGAGATGAGAGGATCTCTTGATGCGTGCGAAAAGGCAGCGCAGGCGCTGGGAGAACGACACGAACTACACATTAAGAACTATGGAAGCGGCATTGAAGATCGCCTGACCGGCGCTCACGAAACTTGCTCTTATAGGGAGTTTAAGTATGGTGTCTCTGACCGTGGAGCATCTGTCCGTATCCCTTGGCAGGTCGCGCAAGACGGCAAAGGCTACATTGAAGACCGACGCCCTAACGCAAATTGTGACCCATATGTTGTGACCCGTCTAATTACTGAAACAGTGTGCGGAGGGTAATGATGCCAGTTATAAAAGGATTACAAGCAAAGTTGATCAAAGAGCACTTCTTTGCGGCAATGGAAAAGAAAGGTTATGCTACTTTTGATGGGAACTCAAAGTACAACCTTAATATTATTAGTACGAGAAATAGTTCCCACGATGCCACCAAGTTTGATGATTTGATGGTGGTTATTTATAGAGACGATGACAAGGACTGGGTGGTTAATTCATATGAAATGACCACAGATCCGGGGCCTAATATTTTGCGCAGGCCTTTGAACGCAAAGGGTACTGCTATCCTTGTTCCCGGTCAATACCGGAGCACATACAAGATTGACATACACGGGGGCAAGAGCAAGTACGTCGCACTATGCCAAAGACTTGGAAAGGTTAAGGTGTATCGCGATGATGACAAGGACACCAAGTTGGAGATGGACCCCAGCACAATTGATGAGGGAATGTTTGGAATTAATATTCATCGTCACGCTGGTGCTGATGAAAGAGAATATGTCAGAGGAGCCAGCGCAGGCTGCCAAGTCTTCAAAAACAACGCAGATTTCAGAGAGTTTATGGCTTTATGTAACAAATCTGCTGAGATTTTTGATAATTCATTTACATATACCTTATTAGATGAGAAGGATTTGGACTAATTAATCTAAGAGGTTTTGTATATGAATATCACAGTCGATGAAGTATTTGAATATTTAGCGAAACGGGGTGTCGTTGGTGG